TCATCCTTTAACCCTCTAAGACCCTTTGTTGCAAACGCACCGATATAATGATTCCCGGTGTAGAAAGGAACGTGCAGGTCGTTAGTCATATAATCTCGAATGGTTCCGAGATGGGCTTTTGTGAGGTTAAACGTTGCTTGGGTACTTGCGGTACCGTCCGTGTCCCACGTTCCACCGGTCAACGAGGTAGGAATAAAAATAACCTTTGCCTCATTAAACGCGGTCGCTGCTGCCGTGTCCATAACCTTGCCCATCTGACGAGCGAGGGTTTTTTGAGCCCCTTGCTTTGGATCGAACATGGAAAGTTCCTGAGCAAGGTTAGTGTATTCAATGCCACGGCCCCATTCATAAATAGTAATAGCCCGGGTGCCCATTTCTAACTTATCGATCGGAACGCGGGTTCTCTCTTCCAATTTAGCGCTTGTTGGCTCTGATGTTTCTTTGTAATGAAAAATATTTACCGTTTCACCCATTCTTTTTCCGTACCCTGGGAGCTTATCGGTAAATGGCACAAAGATGAACTTTTCAGCCGCCAATTCAAGTAACTTTGCCGAAATGTGATGGTTCTTATAAACGCCATCTGTGGCGTCATAGGTCCAAGTATATACCTGGCTCATAGTTCATTCTCCTTATCAATAGCTGTTCGGAGCTAAATCCTTCGCTTTTCCGCAGCAGAGTTTATAGCACCTTCCAGCGTCAACGGCTGATCTGCCCCTGCCGCTGATCCGGGAAGAACACGATTTCCCTTTCCAAGAGGTGCTTTGCTGTCATGGATAATCTCAGTTTTTTTCTCCGCATTGTATTTTAGTGTTTGATCTATCGCCCAAACAGTCTGATCCTGAACTGTAATTGGAACTTTATTTTCATCAACCATCGGAGCTTGAGCGATAAAGTGCATTAACACCGGATCGTTTTTTGTTAAACCCGGAGTATCTGCTGCATTTAATCTGGATTCGAGATAGTCTGCTCTTGTTTGATCCACGGCCCATTTCACTTGAGCATCAAAATCAAGTGGATTCCCCTGAGAATCTGATACGGGCGCTTTTTGAGCATATGAAACATAAACTTCATCATCAGGATTTACACCTAAAGATGATGCAACGCTGTTCGCGTACTTCAATGCATCACCGCTGGCGGGCTGATCATCGATCGTTGATGTGTCTTGTGATTGCGTTATCGGGCCTGCGGTTGTCGCCGGCTGTGAAGTTGGTATGTCACTTTCTTCTGGCGGCGCAGATCCGGGCTCTGGCACATACTTAAACCCTCTCAAATCAACGGCAACATCAGATTGCAAACTAGCTACATTCTTATGATAGTCATCGCTGTCTGGATCGAGATCTTCCATATCCTTGATTAGTTTTTCATTACGCTCTGTTGCGAATTGTTTAAAAGCATCATTCTCTTTTACCTCCTGTTCAGCCTCTAGCGCTTCACGTTTTTCTTTCGAACGCAAAGACTCTGTTTCTTGCTCAAGAGTGGCATACTTACTTTCCAGCTCTGTAACGTACCGACGCTGGTTAAGATACCCCTTCTCGGCGGCAGGATGGTTTTTAAACCTAAAGTGTCCCGGAACATCATCTAACGTACCGGCGGTTGCCCCGGTTACTATCGGTTCTGGTGCTGCTGTCGGGTCCACAACAACATCGGGAGCAGGCTGCCCTATTGGAGATGGTCCAACTACGTTTGCTCCATCTTCGGAGGGTAGTTCGAACATATCCAGGCCCTTCACGATCAACGCTTCAGAATCCAACGATTCTTGACCTGCTGTTGCCCCTTCGTCTTGAGGACTAAAATATTTTGGTGACATTTGCTTTTCCCTTTCGCGTTATCCCCGTTTACGGGGGGCTACTTTGGAGTATAATTTCGGAGCCTGCTGTTTTTTAGACGTTCTCCACCCGGAGAAACAAACCCCAACTCTAATCTTTTGGCCGAAAAACTCACAATTCATATTTTTTTATTTGATCTTTCATTTTACGATATATCTTTTATTTTTAACCTGGAGCCTTTGGACTCCCGGATTCGCAGTCCGGTACCTTTTTTCGAAGTTGCCCATTAGACTCCAGGGGCCTTGCCGGGCTCAAAATATCTACTAGCCAATTCTTCGGCTGCTTTTTTCCCATCAACTTCTGTTGCTCCAACCCTGTTAAGCATGTCATTAAAAGCCTTTGCCTCCGGATCGTTTTGTATTAATACATTTATCCGAGCCGTAAGACTCTTCTTAATCATAGAAATTAAAATTGCCCCGGCCTCTGTTTTAGACAAAGACGACAGCTTGGCTTTTTGCTCTAACTTCGATTTTGCCGCGTTATCCCTTTCAGCATCAACCGAAGCGATCGGCCTGTTTGTTTGAATATCTGTATGTGCTCCTTTATCCATAATATACCCTTAATTGTCCTGTTCAGCCGCTGCTGCTCTTTCTGCGGCCCTTTTTTCCAGATCGGCAGTATACTCCCCCTCTAACTGTTCCAACATTCTTCGTCCTGCCGGACGGAGCCCCCATTTTCGCCGGGGATCATTTGGCGCATAAGGCTTAATCTTTTTTGGTGCTGCTGGTTTTACTGCTGCCATTTTATCTTCCTCCCGTATTGTCAGGTTTATTTGCTTCTGTTGCCATTTTCTTTATTTCAGCTGCAACCTTTTTAGCCTCGAGTAAAAATTCTTTTTCAGCGAGTACAAGCTCTTCTCTTTGAGTAGCTATACTCTCTAAGACTTTTTGAGTTTTAGCTTGGACAGCTTCAACATCAGCATCCTGTTTTGAAGCTTCCAATTGAGTAAACGTAGCTTTTATGTGCTCGCCTTTTTTCATCGCTTCATTTTCTGCCTGTCCGATTTGCTGAGCGGTTTCTTCATCCACGAATACACCTTCATCTTCCAGCTGTATTCTGGATTCGAGTGCTTTAAGGGTTTTATACGGATCAACATATGGAGCAAAACGAGGGGTGCTCGCAAGCGGGATGACAACTTCTTTTAAGTGAGAAAGAGTTTCCTGCTCTCTCATCAATGCCTGCATGCCGGATACATGAAAACTTCCTGACGGTTCTGGAAGATTTGTAATCGTTTTTCCGGGCTCTTCGCTCCCGGGTATAATTCCTAGAGTTTTAAGGGCTTCAGGACCGAGAATTCTTTCATAATCACTAAAACCTGCGTATGTCTGCATAGCGTCTCTGGCAGCGACTAATGCCCATTTTGCGCCGGCCTCGATATTAGAGCCCATCAGGCTGAACACGCCTAAAGACTGGTTTAGATTCTGTGCGCTTTCTCTGAACGTCATATCCTGTCTATACCCTGGTAATCCCTGGACAGAATCATTAACAAATGATCCTCTTTGAAAATTCTGATCATAATACTGCAAATTAGATAAAATAGAGTTTGATACGTCTCTTCGATCAACAGTTCTTACAGCTGCGTTTCCATGAACAGATGCATTAGCAAGATATTCCTTTCCGGGCCACATCTGAACATCTGTTGGATCTACAAGCTGATCAACAACGATTTCAGACGGTGGGTTTACAACCCATTTATAATTATCTTCGTGGAGACACATAAGCTGATTCATAGCCAGCCATAAAGATTGGACGGACTTCAATAAGCCTCTACCTCCAAACGTTAAAAGATCCGGAAGAACAGAAAAACTAATGCCGGGCCATCTTAAAGTAGAATACGGAGAGTTGGTGGGTTTTTCTATTACGCGATGACCGGCAACCGTATAAGTGCCTTTTTCCAGCAGCATCTCGCCGTTCGGGCTTAATACCGATCCCCAAAACTCACCGGTCAATACCATAGTCCTGAACTCTGATCGCTGAATAAGCTGGTCTTTTCTTATTGCGCATGCCTCTTTGGTCATAAGATCATCGTTTACAGATGAATCACCGGCTTCCGTGGCTTTCGCTCTTTCAACGTCAAAATATTTCCCACCTTTTTGGCCTGCTTGCAAAACGAAATAATCCATCCATTCTTCATGGATCCAAAACAAACCGGATTGAGGATCTCTTGAAAGAGCGTCCGGATCTCTATGGATTTTCCATGGCTCGATTAAATCAAACCGCAGACCGACACCTGGAGTGTATTGAGGTATCATCTCCATAGAATCACCAATCGCAAGACCCATGGTAGTGGCGTCACCGAACCGAGTTACAAAATCAGCGTTCTGATCGTTAAGCTCAATCGTCATTGCATCCTGCCAGAACTCTGCAGCTCCTTTATTCAACTTATCAGTGATCGTTAAGAACTCAGGCGTAAACGCTTTTTTCACACTTGCCGCACCAAACTGCACAGCTGAAAAAGGCTTAGGGATTACAGTTTTAGACTGCCAGCTTTCTTTTTGACTATAAAACTCAGGCTCATCCTCTTTATACATTTTATAAAGGTCGTCCTGCTCTTTTCTTATATCAGCATTCGCTTCAACAGACGTTTTTTTACAATCCATATAATAATCGACAAAATGCTTTTCGTTCTCTCCAGCGTATGCATCTGCGGCTTCTTCACGCTCAGCTAGTTCTTTAGGATCGATAATTGTGGATCCAGCATGACTGGCCTTAATGATATCATCATTTAGTTCGTCAAAAGCTTTATTTATAGGTTCAGCCATAACATTACCCTCTAAAGCCCGGCTCCTGGTGAGTCGGGGAATATTTTATCGAATTGTTCACTATAAGTTTTTTTCTGGTTACTGACCGCGTTCCAATCTCCATGTGATGCTTGACATTGAGGCGTACACACATGTTTATCAGGCTCTCCGTTATGACCCTTTACCGTATGAGTTGTTTGGTCACACTGAGTACATTTAAAAACTTCAGCTGGTGGCTGGCCTTTTCCCATGTACTGCTCCATTGGCCAATATTTTTTATAGCTCATGCCCGAACCTCCGAGTTTAGTATTTTAGGCTTTTGGCCTGAAGTTCTACTTGTTGCGTAACTATTTGCAATCGCCCTTGGATCCCTGCGGCGGGTCTTGTTTTGTTCTGATTTTGGCCTTACATATGGAAAAATCATACTGACTCCGTAAGAAAAAGCATCACCAAGATCGGCGTAACTATCCTTTACGGGTATCGGACCTATAGTCCTTCCGTTATTATCTTTTTTAAAATGCCAACCACCGTTCAAAGCTCTATGAAGATTATAAGCTGTGGAGGATAGCTTTATTTTTGGACCTGAACCGTCAGGAGCCATCTGGCTAAGAGCGGTTCGTGTTGGATCAATTCTGTGATGCCATCGCGTAGGGCCAGCTTCAAAGCGTGTTTTTAAAAGATCCTCAACCACTTTTGCTGTGTTTCTTGTAACAGTTGACTGATCAGGCTGGTACATAGACGGATCGCCTATATCACGCCATGTCTGGATTTTATCTTTATATTTAGGCCCTGCGAGTGTAGGGATAACAGAATTCTCTATAAGTTCCCTCATTCCTGACCCTGGCATTGTTAAAGCTTCGTGGATCCATAATTGAGCGGGTATTACCATTTGCCCAATAATACATACAGGATGATGCCAGGCGTCATAAAAACGAACGCCAATAGCATTTTTAAGAACAGGAAGCTCCGTGTCAGAATAGTGAATAGCTTTATTATAACCGGCAGTAACAGCCACTCCTTGAGAAACAGGCGCTGCCTTACCCTCTACATATCTGGCGTATTTACCAGCATCGTCTTTAAAAGCAGCGATATTTGCCGCTCTGGCTTTTTCGTTTAAAAACTTATTATCGCCATATGCGATTCGATAAACTTCTTTTATTATCTCAACACCCGTGTCCGGATCTTTTGCGATCACACTCGGCTCGTTTGCAAGCGATTCTGTCCAATGATCTTCATCTGCCGGGTTTTGCGTAATTTGCACCCGCATTTCAGTACCGGTTTGACGAGCGGCTCTGGCCACACACAACTGATAAGTGTCTCGAGACAGCCCGGCGTTTGCACGCTCGATAATAGGTGCTGGTTCCTCAAGCCATATACAAGCGTATTCAGGCCCTTGAAGTTTAGATAATGAAGCCGGGTCATCAATACCAAAAAGACTGCACTCAACTTTCGGAGTGCATTTTATTCTCATAATTTTATTATCGTCATGAAAAGATACCCAGTCACCCAGAATTTCTTTTAAACTGATAACTGTGGAGGTTTTAATGTTTTGGTGGGTGTCTCTGATTATTGCGGCTCGAATATCTCTTCCGCATCGTTGGGCGTGTCTGATTAATGCAGCGGCGCCGGCATGAGTTTTTCCTTCACCCATGGGTCCGTGTAAAATAACAACATCAGCGTTTGAATGAACGAACATACTTTGCGTTGGAGAAAGCTGCATAAACAGATCGTTTTTTGAAGCTGTTATTATATTATTTACTGTCATCAGGCCCTTCGCCTTTTATAAGAAACGGAACAAGCTCACCATCTTTTTTCTGGTGATAATCGGCTGAGCTATCCATAATAATAATATTGCCTTTTCCTTCACCTTCAAGGATCGCAATATGCTGTAGTTTTAATCCAATAATCCGGATCGCGGCGTTCATAGCCTCAATACGTTTCTTCTGAAGCCGTGAATCCATAAGGATATAACTTAAACTTTTCTTCATTATCCATTGAATTCGGCGTTCTTTTTCTTTTTCTCGTTTCCCTGGATCTGATTCGAAACCAGGCAGGGTTAAATTATCTGTCCACATACCCACATCTCTTGCGATGCCAGCTCTGGCTTCGGCTAATCGATCAGCAGCATCAATCGGATCCTCAGCGGCCCAGTCTAAAAGCTGAACCTCCATTGCCTCTAACGCCTTCATATCTTCAGGTATTACTGTATCAATATGATCAGATACGATTTTTAAGGCTTCAGGCTTTATTTTATCGACAGTTCTCTTAAGATAGGTAGTAACAGCGCTCTTAGATATCTTATATCCGCTGTTCGAAAGTATTAATCTGATTTGAGACGCAGAAATAATCCCGGAAGCGATCATTTTATTGACTTCTTCCGACTTACCATCACGTTCTATTTTGGTTAGCGTATTCAACGTATATCGTGAGATCTCAGCTTATGAGGGTGAATGTTCGTTTAACAGGTCACTTGTCGATCCTCGGTTAAATGGCGTAGCCTTACACATGCTTCGATGCCGAGTAGTATAACACAGGTTTTTTATATAAATAAGATTAGGCATATTTTGCTACTCAATAGTGTACCAGAATACAGTAGACGTTTATTATGGACTATTTTATTTTATTTTTTATTAAAAAAAGTTATTGACAATGAAATGAAAATCAGGCAAACACATCAAATCCCCCAGAATTTCAATGATTCAAATTACTGAAAATATTTGTCTTTTTTTATTTTTTACCCCGCACCCCTCTCCTTTCTTTTCCGATCACTGAAACTTAATGCTGTTTATTTTTGGCAAAATATTACACGTATACTATTATGAATGGGGGGATAGAGGCTCCAGTCTCCCGGTTTCGCTTTTGGTGTCCCAGGATAGGGGTCCCATTTTTTTTATTCGTACCAATTTAAACAGCCAGCAGCAGCAACGATCTTAAATAATACATAAAAGTTAAGACGATAGTAAACGCAACAATCAGCCATTAATCCAGATACTTGCGCCCATATCCACTTAATATAATACACACACCAGGCCGGAGACCTCCCAAGTTTTACAAGTATAATGATATAAGTTAAACCGCCGCCCCTCTGTTCTTCTCTAGCGATTAATAGAGAAAATCAACCAATAAACAGAGGCAAACCCGGCGAATGCTGCCGCGATCCAGGCAAAACTCACACACGAATAATAGTTTTGACTGCTTTCCGTGGTCATTTTAAAAATGGGCACGATTCAAAAATGGGCACAAAATGGGCACAACTATTTGCAATCAATCCAGGCCCCTGGCTGGCCGTGCCCCATTTGGACAGTTATTTTGCACTACTCTATAGCATTCTGTATATACCTATCTTTTTTTCTTTTTTAATTTCAAATCTAATAAGATTAGAAAAACTGGGCAAATAGGGCAACCCCTTGAAATCATTGGCCAGAGTGTGCCCATTTTTGGTAGTCAAAAATGACCACGGATGGCTCTGTGCCCATTTTCGCGAACCATCCGGCCAGTTTTACATGTTACCAAATTAACAAATGATACCTGGCAATCATTAAATAACTATTTATAAGAAATTTTCATATCTTTAAAAAAGAAAGGGTGCGGGTAAAACCCGCTTGACAAAGATT